CCCTCAACTAACATTTTTACCACTTGTGGCAATAATGTTTTTATTAATGTAACTACACCAGATAATATATTTGGTGCTAATTTAGTAATAGCATCTCCAATGTTTTTAAATACATTAGTTACTGACTCTGCTAATGCTTCTGGACTTCCACTACCATTTAAGAAGTTGTCAAAAGCTGCCTTCATAGATGCTACTGATCCAGTTATCGTACCAGCTGCTTCATTGGCTGCATAACCAGCTAATCCTTGCATTTCTACATAATCAACTAAAGCTGCCTCCATATCAGCATAATTTCCCATCTGATACTGTGTAGCTTTACCTTGTGCAGCATTCCATTCATTTACTTTATCTATTACTTGTTGAAAACCTTCTTTAGTAGGAGTAATACCTAATTGAAGATTATCTAACATAGTGTAATTACCTCTCATTACACCTCTAAAAGCATTTTCTACAGCTTCTTGTGTATTACCAGTAGCTGCTACTATATCAGCCTGTGCTGTCATTATTTTATTTGCTAAATCAGCTGCTGCTTGTGAATCTCCATTTAAATAAGATTTCAAGCCTACTGCATATGAATTTACTTGTTCTAAATATTGACTAGCACTTAATCCCATAGTTTTATATGCATTTCTGGAATTTTCCATAACAGTATTTTCAGCTTTTTTTAACTTATCATATTCTGCTTGTACTTCTGATACTGATTTACCAACTGACTTGGCATATTCTTCTACACTCTTGCCACCAGTACCAAATAATAATCTAGCTCCACCTTCTAGCTGTTCAAATTGTGCATAGCTTTTTACACCAGCTGCAACTAATCCAGCTAAAGCTCCACCTATAGCAGCACTTACTTGTACCATCTTTTTTGTTACTTCTACTGCTACTTCTCCTACTTTTTTTAAAGCATCTTTTAAGCCATCTAAGTTAATAGAAGTTGATGCTTTAAGTTCTTTATTCATTCCCTTTAAAGCATTTTCTCCTTTAGCTATTTCTACACTTAATGCCCTATATTGTTCTTTTTGTTCATCAGTAAGTGAAGAATAACTTCCCATTTGTCTTTGTGCTTCTTTTAAAGTATTTAATCTTTCAGTAGTGGCTGCAATGTTTTTTCTTAATAGTTCTTGTTTTTGTGCTAAAAGTTCTGTGTTCTTTGGATCTAGCTTTAGAGCTTGATTTAGTTGCTTTAATTCAGAGTTAGTAGAATAAACAACCTTATTAACATTCTTTAAAGCTGATTCCAATTTAGTAGTATTACCACCAATTTCAATAGTAATACCTTTAATATTTTTACTTGCCATGCTCTGCTCCTTTCTTTTAAATACTAAAAAAACTACTCATAAGAGTAGTCTTTGTACTACTCAAAAGAGTAGATTATTGAGCTTGTTCATATACTGCTTCAAAGAAGCCTTCATATGCAGCTGTGTTAGTATCACTTTTTTCCATAAATACTCTAACAGCTCCATCAGTTAATCTAGCAGTTGCTGTAATATCTAATGTATCTGTTACTGGCTCTTTTGAATTTTCTATTGTTTGAGAGCTTGTAGATGGTCTAGCAGCACTTACACTATATAACCAATATCTTCTATTATTTTGATCTCCATCAATTTGGAATCCTAATGCAAAATCACTTATAACATTATCTTTATTTTCAATTAATGCTCCATTTCTGTCTGTAGTTTCTCCTAAAATAGTAGTTCTAAATTCATCATTAATTAAAGCTATCTCTAATGATCCACTATAGCCTTGATTAGCACTTGCTGTAAAATATTTAGTATTATCAGCAAAAAAATCAGCAGCTTCTCCTTCTGGATCTAATGTTAGATTTACTGCTCCCTTTAATGCAAATGGAGTACCATAAGTAATAGCTCCACCTTCTCCATAAGTTATTTTAGATATATGTACATTTGATAATCCAAATTTTACTTTATTTGCCATATATTTTACCTCCTTATATTTCAAATAAAAAAGCACATTAACTGTGCTTAAATTTCATAAAAATTATGATAAATTCTTTCATCTTCATCCCATACTTCATTTTCAACATCATATGGAATGTTATTACTTGTTAATAATTCCTCAATAGTATTTTCTAATGCTACATCTTTTATTTCAGTTACTAATTCTATTTCAAATTCATAAGGCCTATAGTAAGTAATGCCATCTGCTTTAAATGTATCTGGACTAATTTCTCTATATGCTATAAATGGTGGACTAACTTTTTTATTTGTATCAAAGTGATCATATGCTACTGGTATATTTAATGTCTTTAATAAATCATAAATGTCTTTATGCTTCATTTTAGCCTCCATTTTTTATTATCTTTTCTACATCTGTTTCATATTGCTTTACAGCTTTTTGTTCTACTGGTGCTATATGTACTTTTGGAGTAGTCATGCCACCATTTCTTTTTAAATGTGGCTTTTCAAGTAAATGTGTTAGTTGATAATCTGTAGCATTATGTACTATACATTCAACATAACCCTTACCTTTTTCAGTTTTAACTCTCCAGCCTTTTCTATAAGCTCCAGTTAATTTAGGAGATGTATTTTTTAGTTCTGCTTGTGCCTCTTTTGCTACTTTTTGTGCATCAGCAGTAATTCCTTCTTGAATATCACTAGAATATTCATTGAGAATATCTGTAATATCTAAAATGGAATTGTTAGCCATTAATACCAATCTTTCTGGCACATACCAATATAATATCAAATTTATTTTTAGGATCTATTGTTCTAATTACTTGAAATCTTTCATTATTCCACTCTAGTTCCTCTTGTCCATCATAATTTAGCCTTTTTATGACAAATTCTGCTGATGGAGTTAATCCTACTTCTACAGCACTATAGAATTCATTAGTCTTTACACTTTGTTTTTTAGCATAGCATTTTACTTGGCTTTCAGAGGTAGAAACAATATTACCTATTGAATCTGCCTCTTTAACCAAATTAATTAAATAAATAATCTCACTATATTCCACTATTTGCCTCTACAATGTATTCAGTTGTATGTCTTAATACATCTTTCTGTAAAGCATATGAATTAGCATATAGATCTGCATTAGTAACAGCTAAGAAACTTAATACATAAGTTATAATTGCATTTTTTACTAAACTATTGGGATTATCTACTTCAGTATCGACTATGCCGATACCTTTAAGGTCTAATTCTGCTGCTTCAATCCATATGTTAATCATATTATCGAAATCAGAGTGATTAATACCTTGAATTTTCTTTATTTCTTCTAGCATAGCCTTACCTTCTTTCTAATACTAAATTGATTGTGGCTTAGCAATTAATGTAAATGCTTTATCTGCTACTGCATCAACACCTACATATTGTCTGCCTAGAATTCTAATTAAATCAGAAGTCATAAGTGTCTTATCATCAAATTTAATATCAACACCATCTCCAGATGGGTAGTTAGCTAAAGTACCATGATCGAAATCTCCAACTATAGCATAAACAGCTCCAGCAGCAGCTGTTCCATATGCTGGTAAAGTGTTATTAAATCTAACTCTTACACCATCAAATATATCAGCAGCATAATTATTATCTAATTGTACTCTCTTGAATTCAGCATAAGTTAATTTATTCATAACTATAGTGTAATCTCCAGCTTCATCACTAAGATTAGCTATAGCATTGAAAATAGTTCCCATTGCTGGTGCTTCTGTAATCTTATTAGCAGATACTTTATCATAAATACCATCAGTATTAGCTGTTAATGATTGTGGTAATGCAGCAATTTTAGCAATTAAGCTATCAGCTGTCTTTTTAACAATTTTATATGTTAATTCATCATAAACATATCTTAGGAATTCTTCTCCTCTTAAATCATAAACTTCATCAGAAATAGAAATCCATTTTTTAATAGATACTGGAGTTAGTGTTACTATTCCTAATACTAAATTTTCTTCTGTAACTGCTCCAGATCCTTCTGCATGTTCTACAGCATCTCCAGCCTCAGCTTCAAAGTTTACTTTTAAATTTCCTTGTACAGATACTTTTCTAACTAATGACATAATGTCATCTTTTTCCCATGCTGTTTTAACAATATCATATACAAAATCTGGTACTGCTACTGTTGATGATGATCCTTCAATAGTACCAGCATTTTCTGATAATAATGCTCTCATTTCTTCATTATTACCTTTTACATATTCTGCAAAAGCATTAATGTACTTTTCAGA